GTCCCGACTGCCCCAGGGATACCAGACAGCGGCCGTAGGCCCTTCCTAGTCTCACCAGTGAGCGAGGATACCAGGAGACTAACGTCTCCTAGGTTCTTCGTCACAGACGACACGGGGAAGGGCGTTACCTCCTCCCCTTGGAAGATGTACCGCTTAGCGGACTCGCACATGTCCGAGGACACGTACGTCTTCGCAGCCGATACACCAACTCCAAGGGAGTGGAGCGCCGCCAGATAAACTTGGGCTAGGTCATGGTCTCCAATAAGAACGTCATCCCCGAGGATAACATACTTAGCGGAGTTCCACCTTTGTCCGATGTGGCAACAACACGCATACATCACAAAGTGATGAGTGAGTGCGAAGGACGATCAAGAGGACATTGCCCCCATCGGATTACCGACGGAGTAATGGACTCTCTCTCCCCCGGGCGCGAGGAACGGATAACCGGTCATCACGTCCCGCCAAGACTCGGCAAAGTTCCTGCCGAAGTGACCTTCCAGAACCAGTTGGATGAGACGGACCGGAAAACGGTCCGTCGCAGCCGTTAGATCGACGGAGTAGAGGGTAACTCCCTCCCCCCACGACTTAACATGATCCAGAAAGGACCCCTGGTTGAATGTCATATCTTGTGGGATAAGGCGGAGGACCCGAAATAGAAATTGGTGGACAGGGCGAAGAGCCGTCTGGGACCAATAGTCCAGGATAGCGATCACCCTAGTCTTACCCTCTAGATCAGGAATTCCGATGATCCTACGGACCTCCCCGGGTTTCGAGGCAAAGCACTTGAAATCCGGGAGCCCGATCAGATCGCCCCCCGCAAGCAGTTTCTCCATGATATCACGGAGAACTGGACCCCCAATCGTGGAGATACTCTCGATCAGAGTCCTCGGAAGAGAGACGAGATCGGAAAGAGTAGTCCACAGGGCCGGTCCGTTAGGACCGGCCTTGGAGGTGAAATGATACTCACTTCAGTGCACCGAACTAGCAACAGGCACCTTACCACCTCGCTTCAGGACACTCCAAAAACCAGGAATGTACTGGGTGAGACGGAAGGTGGAAGTCCCAGAAAAGGGATCAGTCACAGTGGAAAGGTCAACCCTCACGGGTAGACTGAGAGATCGCAGCGATGTGAGAGCTGTGAGGACCATCCGGATAACCGGAGCCCTCC